GAAGCTAAAGGTGCTTTGCGCGAATTGAATATTGATGCGGCTGAATTGAGCAAGCTTCCATTACAAGAGCAAATGTTCGCCTTAGCCGATGCTTTTGGAAACGTCAAAAACGCAAATGATCAAGTTAGATTAGGCTTTAAACTTTTCGATTCCGAAGGGTTGGCATTTATCAATACCCTTAAAGAAGGAAGAGAAGGTCTTTCTGCCATGTTTGCAGAAGCAGATAGATTAGGGGTTTTGCTAAGTACAGATGCCGCACAAGGTGTAGAAAGAGCAAATGATGCGTTTACAAAACTTGGCACTTTGCTAAAAGGGGTAACAGATCAAACAGTAGCCGCACTAGCCCCTGCTTTAGAAGATTTAGCCACTTTCCTCACAGAAACTTTTTTAGAAAAAATAGAAGAAGGCACTGGAGGCGTAAGGCAATTAGGCATTGCACTTGCTGATTACTTATTACTGGCGATTGGTAAAGCGATCATCGGCTTAGGTGAATTCGTTGAAGCAGTAGTCAAACTATCTAATCGTGTCCTTGAGGTCATTTATCCTTTAGCGAATTTGGTTGGCCTTATGGATAACTTGAATCAAGTTGGGCCGCAATTTGCTAATAGCTTAAAATCAGCAGGTGAATTTGTACTTAGTTTGAGAGATAGCCTAGGTAGGCCAGGTAACTCAGAAGGCTTGAATGGTGCTTTAAGTGAGACACAAGAAAAATTTACAGAAACAGAAAAACTATTGCAAAAAATCAGCAAGGCATTTGAAAAGGCAACAGAGCAAAGCACTAGCTTACAAGACACTTTGAATAGTGGTGTGCAACAAGCAATGAAGGCAACGACTGATGGTCTAGCTGATATGATTTTAGGAGCCAAGTCAGCTAAAGATGCTTTTAAAGATATGGCTCGATCAATTATTAACGACCTTGCTAGAATGTTTATTCAACAACAAATCACACAGCCACTTTTTAGTACGATTGGCGGATTGTTCAGTCCGACAGGTGGTGCAACATCTGGCGCACCAACAAATCCAATTCTAAGCGGCAACGGTGGCGGCTTTACTGGCCTAGGTGCTAGAGCAGGTGGTGTTGATGGCAAAGGTGGATTTCCTGCAATCTTACATCCTAACGAAACAGTTATTGATCACACGAAAGGTCAAGGCATGGGCGGTGCTGTTGCTGTAACGCTAAACATCTCAACAGGCGTGTCACAGACAGTTAGAGCAGAGATTGCTAACTTGATGCCTCAGATTACAGAAGCAACTAAAGGTGCTGTGCTAGAAGCGAGACAGCGTGGCGGATCATACAGTAGAGGTTTGGCAGGTATCTAATGGCAATCAGTTATCCACTTACACTTCCAAATCATGACTTCCAAGCGTTTGATTTGAGGCTACAAAGAAAGGTAGCCACTGTTGTATCGCCATTCACTTATGCGTCACAGAGCTATGAGAACAGCGGTACGCGATGGGAAGCGACTGTTACTTTGCCTCCATTAACCCATGCACAAGCTAGACAATGGCAATCGTTCTTTGTGAGTTTGCGTGGCACGATTGGGACGTTTGAAATGTACAACCCACTCAATGCAACACCACATGGAAATCTAACAGCGGATGTTGTGGTAGCGAGCGCAGGCGCGTCAGGTGATGACAGTATCCCAGTGAAGCGAACAGAGTCAGGTGGCACAACTTTGAAAGCAGGTGATTTCATTGAACTGAACAATCACATCTATATGCTTGTTGAAGATTTGATATTAGGTATTGCAAATAATCCATACACGGCAACTTTTGAGCCATCACTGAGAACTAACGTGTCTCAAAATGTACCTGTGGAATATTCGCCTGCTACTGGACGTTGGCGATTAGCAACCAATGAGGTTGGGTTTTCGATCAATCAGGCATCTATGTATGGTTTCAGTTTTGCTTGTGTTGAGGCTGATCTATGAGCCGTGAGTTTTACACTCCTGGAGTAGGTGACAACGATACTATCAACACAACGATTGACGGTATATTGACCGGAGAAATTGTTAGACCTGTCTTTTTGCTCGAAGCAAACTTTGATGGCACTTATGAGCGAATGTGTACGCATCACTCAGACATCGTTGTTATTGGTCATGGAACATTCTACGGCGCAGGAGACTTCTTATCGTTTAGTGCGATTGACGAGCCTTTAGATTTGAGAAGTAGTGGCATTAATATCACATTGAATGGCCTTGATTCATCAATCTTAGACAAAGCATTGAACACAGATTACCAAGATCGAACACTGACTATTTATCTTGGTTTCCGCTATGCCAACACTGTGAACATAGCAGGTCAATCACCAAACATTCTAATCAACCCTGACGAATTGCCTCCTGTCATATTTGAAGGCCGAATGGATTCAATGTCGATCAATGATAACGGCGAGACTTGTACGATTAGCGTTGCGGTGGAAAACCGATTGGTTGATTTTGAAAGATCAAGTGAGTGTCGCTATACCTATGAAGAACAACAGTTACAAAATCCAGGTGACAATAGTCTTGAATGGGTAACTACGATTCAGAAAAGGGTTCTAACGTGGGGCGAGTAAACAAGCAAAAGGTTTATCAAGTCATTGATGAAAACCTTAACAGAAGTTTTGCTTGGGGCGAATGGGATTGCTGTATCTTTGCCATGTCATGTCTTTGCCCTGATCGTCTAGATGTATTGGTTGGTCAGTACGATACAGAAGAAGGTGCGATATCCAAGATTGAAGAACTGGGCGGACTTGACCAAGCAGTCATTGACTTTGGAGGCACAGAGGTTGATATCAACTATGTGCAGAATTGCGATCTAATAAAGCTCCAAGGACAGCCAACTTTGGGCATTGCTAACAGCGAACGGAATGAAATCATATCGCATGATCATTGCAGAAAAAGCGTGGAGGTTCAACGGTGAGTGATGTCGGTGAATCGATATTAAAAGCGGCTGTTGTCGCGGGTGTTTCTGTTCTTATACCCGGGTCAACCGTTGCGTTTTCTACTGCCTTTTGGTCAACTCTTGCTTTTGATCAGATTGGCCGCGCACTAGCGCCAAAGCCCCCTACATTTGACTTAGAAAGACAACCTGCAAGCAGTGACATCACAACGCTAAGCCCGATTGATACCCATAAAATTATTTATGGCAAGACTCTGACTGGCGGAACATTTGTCTATTCAAATTTGGCAACACTGTCACTTGGTCAGCCCAATAGTGATTTCTTGAATTTGGTCATCGCTTTAGCCCCGCATGAAATCGAAGGAATTCAAAAAGTTTATGTGAACTCAGATGTCGCCATTGATCTTGAGGTTGATGATGATGTTATGGATGTTACCGACAATGGAATCTATAACACAACGGTGCAAGGTGGGGTAACAAGGACGGGAACTTTGCCTGCGGGTAGCCAAATCAATCTTGATGGTTATATTTATGATCCATTAGGCGGAACATATAACTATATCTTAAATGTAGGTGGAACAATTCGGTACAACAATAATGGACAAGTCCACAATTTTTGTTATCAAAACAATACTGGTTCTTCTCAGAGCTACACACTCACAGTTTCATCTACAAACATTACAGCAGTCAATTACACTCGCTTGCTCATTTCTAATTTCCTTGTTGCTAGCGATTACAAAGATTTGATTAGCTTCTATCCTGTATATGCGGATGCAGATGATTACTTAACATTCCTTGGATATGATGTCGGCAAGTTGCCTGATCCTTCATTTTTAAGTAAAACAGTAGCGGCAGGTGAGTGGGACACAACTCATACTATGTCAGGCATCGCTCATATTTATGTCCGCATCAAATATGACACTGAAACACTCAAAGGAAGCGTACCTAACATTGCTTGTTTGATTAAAGGGAAAAAGCTGTTTGATCCACGAAACTCTACAACTGTTTGGAGTAGCAACCCTGCACTGGCAGTTCGTGATTATTTAATCAATACAGTTTACGGATGCCGTGTCAATGCTTCTGAAATAGACGATGAAGCAATCAAGGCGGCGGCTAATGTTTGTGATGAGACTGTGACTTAC